GCAACAAATTGTTATATTGACTATAATGGCGGTGACATTTCTTGGATATATGACAACCTTAATGTAACAAGCGTAGACATCGAATGGACGCGTTGCACGTTTGCAAATTATGCGAGTTGGTTAACAAAATATTCTGGAGCAAACGCTGGTAACACAGCTACCAACTGTTTATTCGATGACACGACACAATCCGAATATACTGATGGCGGCAGCAACGTCACATCCGCAACTGTAGACACAACAAACAGAACGTATGACACTGGCACATATCCAACGGCTGGTCACTTATACATTCCAAACACTACGGCGATATTCTAATGGCACAGTTTCCTTCCTCATCATCCGCAGACGGTATCTGGACGCTAAAGCAACAACGCAGAGCAGAGCTTGGTGCTGATTGGCCTGATGCTCCAGCTATCGAATATCTTGTTATCGCAGGCGGCGGCGGAGGCGGTTACGCTTCATCATCACAGTCTGGTGGCGGCGGTGGTGGTGCAGGCGGTTATTTGACATCTACATTTCCTATCTCAACCACAACGCACACAGTTACAGTAGGTGGTGGCGGTGCGGCAGGCACAAGTGGATCAGGCACAGCAGGTAGCGACAGTGTCTTTGCCTCAATCACAGCAGATGGTGGTGGTTATGGTGCCGCAGGTTCTGGCAGTGTAAATGGCGGAGATGGCGGTTCTGGCGGTGGCGGCAAAAACAACGGAACAGGCGGAGCAGCTACTTCAGGCCAAGGTAATGATGGCGGCGGCGGATTTGGATCATCTGGCCTATACGGTGGCGGAGGCGGCGGTGGCGCAGGTCAAACAGGCTTTGACGGCACTAGCACTGGTGGAGGAGACGGTGGTGATGGCCTTGCTTCAACGATCACTGGATCATCTGTAACTCGCGGCGGCGGAGGCGGCGGTGGCTACTATTCGGGCGGCGGTTCAGGAACAAATGGAACAGGCGGCACTGGTGGTGGCGGAGATGGCGGATCGTCAGTAGGCGGCACAGCAAATACTGGTGGTGGTGGCGGTGGTGGCACCAACGGATCACAGGGTGCAGGTGGATCAGGTGTTGTTATTCTTAAACTACCAAATTCCTTCGGCGCAACCACAACAGGATCGCCAACAGTAACATCAGACGGCTCAAATTACATTTACGAATATACTGCGTCAGGCACCTTTGCGGCTGTTACAAGCGGAATAATTGCAGATTATTTAATAGTTGCCGGCGGTGCTGGAGGTGGTGGTGCAGGGTCAAGCGAAGGCGGCGCAGGGGGCGGTGGCGCAGGTGGCTATCGGTCTTTTCTTGGGCAGTCTCTTAGCTCAGGAACTTACACGGTCACAGTTGGCGCAGGTGGCGCAGGTGGTGCGGTAGACGGCAGGGGTTCTGCGGGTAGCGACAGTTCATTTAATTCACAAACTTCAACGGGTGGCGGTGAAGGTTCGCAAGGTGCAAGTGGAACCCACACAGGTGGAGATGGCGGCTCTGGTGGCGGTGGTAAATATGCCGCTGGTGGTTCTGGTAACACGCCATCCACAACGCCAAGTCAAGGTAATGACGGTGGCGCAGGTGTCGCTAGTGGTAACTACAACGGCGGTGGAGGCGGTGGCGCATCTACGGCAGGTGGTGACGGCAATGGAACAGGCGGCGCAGGTGGTGACGGCACTTCTAACAGCATCACTGGATCAGCGGTTACATACGCAGGCGGCGGTGGTGGAGGATCATATTCTGGCGGCGGAGGCACAGGTGGAGCAGGTGGCGGTGGCGATGGTGGATTAAGCGGCTCATCACAAAACGGCTCAGACGGAACTGCTAACCTTGGCGGAGGCGGTGGTGGCGGTTATAATGGTGGAGATGGTGGCTCTGGCGTTGTAATTCTAAGCACAAGCGTGGCTGCATCTTCAACAACAGGTTCACCCACTGAAACGACATCAGGTGGTCGTTACATTTATACGTTTACTGGAAGTGGTTCGATCACTTTCGCATAAGGAGAAACAACATGGCACATTTTGCGGAAATAGGAATGGACAACATCGTTCTGCGCGTTGTTGTTGTTCATAATAACGAACTTTTAGACAACTTTGGTGTAGAGCAAGAGGTGTTGGGCAGAGACTTTTGCCGCAACCTATTCAACAGCGCAAACTGGAAACAAACAAGCTACAACGGAACTTTTCGTAAAAACTTTGCTGGCGTAGGGTTTACATACGATCAAGACCGCGATGCGTTCATTCCGCCAAAGCCGTTTGAAAGCTGGGTGTTAGTTGAAGAAACTTGCCAATGGACTGCACCTGTCGCAATGCCTGACGATGGCAACCGATACACATGGAACGAAGAGACGACATCTTGGGACTTAGTGACTGAGTAAGGATAAACAATGCTAGGTTTTTTCCCATTAGCAGGTGACGCAATAGCAGGGGCAGGTGCCGCCGCTGTTAATGTTGTTGTTAGCCTTACAGGTGTTGAAGCTACTGGGAATGTAGGCTCTGTTACTGCAACCACCTCTGTTGTTGTAGACGCTACAGGTGTTGAAGCCACTGGCGGAGTTGGTCAGGTTAATGTCCCTACTGTTGTACTTACAGGTGTAAGTGCTACAGGCGAAGTTGGCAGTGCGGTAGCTACAGGGGATGCAGAAGTTCCAACAACGGGACTTGAGGCCACTGGCGGTGTTGGAACCGTTACTGCTGGTGGGGATGCCCTTGTAAACCTAACAGGTGTTGAGGCCACTGGTGCCGTAGGAACAGCAACGGTTACAGGTGGAGCGCAGGTTCCAGTCACAGGACTCGAAGCTACGGGTAATGTTGGTGACGTTATAGTTTCTGGCGATGCCGTAGTTCTGCTAACGGGTGTTTCCGCAACGGGTGCTGTTGGGCAGGTCACTACAACAGGTGAAGCTCGTGTCAATGTAACAGGTGTTGAAGCCACGGGAGAAGTTGGTGGCGTAACAGTTTGGGGCAGAATTGTACCTGATCCGGGCAATACTTGGACTGAAATTGATCCATCTTCGAGTGAGACATGGACTGAAATCGATCCATCTGTTACAAATATATGGACAAAGATAGCCGCGTAAGGAGCTAACATGCCTAGTACATATACATTAAACGGCGGCATAGAGAAGATCGCCACAGGTGAACAGTCGGGTACATGGGGTGCAACGACGAACACTAACTTCGATATTATTGACCGCATCACAAACGGTGTCGGCACGATAGACTTGTCTTCTTCTGGTTCTGCGCACACACTTACAACTACAGATGGAACGCTGTCTGATGGTATGTTTCGTGTTCTGGTTCTAGACGGGGCAACAACTGCTTGCACTATCACAATAGACCCGAACACAGCAGATAAGCTGTACTTTATTAATAACGCATCAGGCCAACGCTGCACATTTACACAAGGTTCAGGAACCAGTGTGACCTTTGGCAATGGTGAGTTCGGCATGATATACGCCGATGGCGGCGGTGCATCTGCTAATGTTGTTGAAATCACAAAGCTCGTAACAACCGAAGGGTACAATACCGTCACTTCATCTAGTGGCACGGCTGTTCTTAACTTAGATCAGGCAACTGTATTCCAGCTTACTCTGTCTGAAAACATTACTACGTTTACATGGTCTAACCCCCCTGCTTCTGGCACTGCTTATGGCTTCTCGTTGAAGGTCATTCAGGATTCTTCCGCACGAACAATTTCGTGGCCTGCAAGTGTAGACTGGCCCGGCGGCACCGCACCAACTCTATCTACTGGTAGTGGAGAAGTTGATGTCTTCACGTTCTTTACCACCGATGGCGGTACTACATACTATGGATTTAGCGCAGGTAAGGATTTGTCGTGAGCATAGCTCGTAAACTACAACAGACTACAAATATTGTTGCGTGGTACGGTGAACCTCCTTTTGTTCCTAGAAAAGTTGGAACAGTTAAAGGGCAGGATAACCTGATACGTCTTGCCGATTATGGTGGCAGGGTAGCTGTTGTAGATAACTTTGGGAACATAGCCTACGGTGCGCAGCTTGGAGTGAATGGCGTAGGCGATATTGACTCAAGCCAGAATTATTGCTGGACGACGGGAGATAAGGTTAGCTATTGGAACTCTAGTCTGACCAAGCAGTGGGAAAAGACTATCAATGATGTGAGTGCCGCTCAGGCATACGACATTGCCTTTGACCAAAACGGTGACATTCTAGCTACTGCTTTTGACTACGCAGGATCAGGTGACACTTACGTCAAGGTATTTAAACTATCTAAAACGGATGGTAGCGTTACTTGGGCAAGAGAATACGGACATCAAATACCAGCAGGTTTTTCCGCTAACTACGCTGTATCGATAGCAACAGGCGATACGGGAAATGTTTTTCTTCATGCCAACCACTATGATGGTGGGTTTAACCACGATGTTTCTTTTGTTGCGTTTAACTCTAGCGGCACTACTCAACTAGGTAGGTATAAGAGTAACGGCAGTGACTTTGCTCAGTCAGTCGTGAATGGTATTTCTTCTTATTCAAACGGTTACTTTAGTGCATTTACGTTTCTTCGTTTAACTTCTCCTGACAGAAGCTGGAACAGTCTTGCGTTTGACGAATCTACTTTTGGAAACAACCCAGAGAGATCAGCGGTCTTTCTTAAAGAAAACAGCTATGCAGATATAGAAAGTGAAGTTTACGGTTCACCTGCAACAGTCGATGAAAACGGGAACTTCTATGCTTTAATTAACTCTACTCACACTGGCACTGATCCCAGTGAACCGACAACTGTTGCGCATGGCGTTTCTATAATGGCTCGAAATGCAGCAGATACATCGACCACTTGGGATATGTCCAATCTAACACAAGGCTCAGAACTCCGCTTTATCCATGTCACAAACGATGGTCACCTTCTTATGATGAGCAGAGAAACAGGTTTGATGTATAAGATACCTAATGATGGTAGTTGGACTGGTGGCACGTATACAGCCAACAGCAATACGGACGAGTGGCAAAACCCAGCGGCGGTAGACGTTCAGACGCATACATCTTTTGGTACATATACCACTAGTGGCTCTATAACGCCGACAACAAACTCAACAACTGTTAGTGATTCAACATCACATACGGCTTCTGCTCAGACCTATGGCATGGTAGTATCGGAGCTATAAGGAGATGAACTATGAAATATCGTGACAGAACAAGTGGTGATGTCCTTACCAAAGCTCAGGTCATTGCGCGTCAGCCAAATGTTTCTGCCCCCGCGCAGTGGTCTTCAAGCGTATATGATACTTACAACATAGACCCGATCACAGAGACGGCACCTCCTGCTACAACAACGTACCAACGCGCAGTGGAAGATGGTGTAGTGTCTGATGGTAACGGCGGCTACACTACCAACTGGGTTATTGAGACACTGAGCGAAGAAGAGCAAACAGCATTAGATGCAAGAACGGCAGATCAGGTTCGTTCTGAGCGATCCGCTCTCCTTGCCCAATCTGATTGGATTGTGATTAAAGCAAAAGAACTAGGCACAGAGGTTCCTGCAACTTGGCTTTCTTATAGGTCAGCACTAAGAGATGTTCCCTCTCAAGGGGGGTTCCCGCATAATGTAACTTGGCCCACGAAACCAGAATAAGTTCAATGGAACTTTTAGGAGACGCCAGATGCCACTACAAAAACTACAGTTCGTTCCGGGAATAAACAGGGAAACGACTTCGTATTCAAACGAAGGTGGGTGGTTTGATTGTGACAAGGTGAGGTTTCGTCAAGGATTCCCTGAGAAAATTGGTGGTTGGGAAAAGCTAGGAAGTAATTCGTTTCTTGGTTCATGCCGCGCATTGCATAGCTGGCGGACAACAAACCTAGACAATTATGTCGGTGTCGGCACAAACATTAAGTATTATATCGAAAGTGGTCAGGGGTATTACGATATAACTCCTATCCGTGCTACGACTGTGGCAGGTGATGTAACCTTTACGGCACTGAACGGATCGTCTTCTATTTCTGTCTCAGATACAGCGCACGGCGCAGTCGAGGGAGACTTTGTTACTTTCAGTGATGCTACATCTTTAGGCGGCAACATCACCGCAGATGTACTCAACCAAGAGTATAAAATTGATAGTGTTACAGATAGCAACTCGTATGTCATAACCGCCAGAGAAGTTGCGACGGTAGCAGAAATAACAGTTGATGGCGTATATACACCTACAGCGGTAACGGCGAATGCTTCTGATACGGGAAATGGTGGCTCTTCTACGGTAGGTGCATACCAGATCAACGTCGGTTTAGATACTACGGTCTTCGGTAATGGTTGGGGCGCAGGGACTTGGGGTCGAGGAACTTGGGGGTCTGCTGCTACTATTGATGCACAGACAGATACTCTTCGTTTGTGGTCGCATGATAACTTTGGTGAAGACCTGATTATAAACGTATTAAGTGGTGGTATATACTACTGGGATGCGTCAAGTGCTGGCGGTTTAGGTGATAGGGCTATAGCTCTTAGTGATTTGTCTGGTGCGTTAAACGCTCCATCTATTGCCTCTAAGGTTATTGTTTCAGATGTGGATCGACACGTTATTGCTTTTGGTTGTGATCCTTTAGAGAATCCGGGGGTGCAAGACCCTTTGCGTATTCGTTTCTCAGATCAGGAAAATGCAGCCGACTGGAGGCCAACACCTAACAATACGGCAGGTGACTTGATAGTTGGCTCTGGTTCTAAGATCGTTACCGCTGTTGAAACCAGACAACAGATTCTAGTCTTTACAGATATTTCTCTACACGCAATGCAGTACCTTGGGCCACCGTTTACCTTTGGTATCAACATGATCTCAGAGAATGTCACCATCCAAGGGCCGCTGTCTGTCACTTCTATAGAAGACAATGTATTCTGGATGGGTAAGAACGAGTTCTACTCATACACTGGTGCTGTCCAGAAACTTGATTGTTCTGTAAAAGATTACGTCTTTAGCGATTTTAATACACAGCAGGCCGAAAAGGTTTTTGCCTCAACTAACTCATCGTTCTCTGAGATTTGGTGGTTCTACCCTTCAGCATCCTCAGACAATATTGATCGATATGTTGTGTATAACTATCAGCAAAACGTATGGTATTACGGGTCACTTGCTCGCACTGCTTGGATAGACAGGGGTCTTAACGAAACTCCATTGGCTGCAAGCACTGACGGTTACTTATACAACCATGAAACAGGGTTCGATGATGGCAGTGCAAATCCACCAGCAGCTATATCTGCATACATAGAATCTAGCCAGTTTGATATTGGTGATGGAGATAGGTTTAGTTTTGTTAGTAGGGTTGTCCCAGATATAACCTTTAGGAACTCAACTGCAGTCTCTCCAGTTGCTACATTTACGATGAAAGCTAGAAACTTTCCGGGCGGTAACTTCTTGGAAGAAGACGCAGAAAACGTCACTAAGACTGCATCAAGCCCAGTAGAGCAGTTTACTAATCAGCTTTATATGAGACTGCGTGGTCGATCTATGGCACTCAGAGTTGAGTCAAGCAACACAGGTGTCGGTTGGAGACTGGGTTCTCCACGAGTTGATGTTAGAGAGGACGGCAGAAGGTAATGGCAAACCGCATTGTCCCAGTACCGTACTTTCCTGTGCCTCCAAAAGAGTACGATCAAAAGTACTTTAACGAAGTTATTCGTGCGTTTTCGGTTTACCTTGAGCAAGCCAGAAACCCCGGAGTAGGCCGAAATACTTCTGCTGTTTACACGAATCTTCAAGACGATGATTTTGAATTAGAAGTTGGGGCTATATTTAAACACGGTGATTATGTTAAGATAGTTACCGAAAACACAGCAAATGTTCGTGGATCAGCAGGCACTGGTGCCGTTGGTTCCGTCACAGTAACGATAGCGTAGGTGACATATGTCTGATGAAACAGTAATCGTAATGGCAGACGGTGGTCGTTGGAGACCTGCTACGTCTGTTGATAAATTGCAGTGTCACAACTGTGATAACTTAGTGGACACACCAGAAGAAGTTGCCTCATACCCTGATGGCACTTGCCCGGACTGCGGTGAGTCTTGGACGGAAGCAACTAAACGGCACACGGCTATTACTGTGACCATGCCGCAATCTATGGACGGGGGTACTTTGTAATGGGTCTAGGAAAGCAAAAGACTGAAGTGCAAAAAGGGGACTCTCTATCAAAGATAGCTAAAACTGCGGGTATTTCTGTATCTAAGATCAAAGAACTTAACCCACAAATAAAAAACCCAAACCTTATAAAGCCGGGTCAGAAAGTAACTACTAGCTCAGGG